GATTCCAACAAAGACTATACTGGTTTAAGAAATGTTACAGCAACAGGAGACGTTGAAGGTGGTAGTGTAACAGTTACAGATGGTGTGGCCATTTCGGCATCCAGTGGTGATGTCACAGTTGCCAATGCAACTTCAGACAAAGATTTAATATTCACAGTGAACGATGATGGCTCGGCTACTGAAGTGTTCAGACTAGATGGTGATGTGTCAGCGATGCTGGTTGCGTCAGGAAAAGAATTAAGATTTGCTGATTCGGGCGAGAAGATATCAGGTGATGGTACTGACTTAACCATAGCATCAGGTGCTAAAATTAACTTAACAGCAACATCGGACATTGTTGTTCCTGCCAATGTTGGAATTACATTTGGCACTGGTGAGAAAATTGAAGGTGACAACACAAACATTACAGTAACATCAGGTGGCGCAATCAACTTAACTGCAACAACAGATGTTGTTTTACCAGCCAATGTAGGAATAACATTTGGTACAGGTGAGAAGATAGAAGGTGACAACACAGACCTAACTGTCACTTCAGGTGGAAAAATTAACTTAACAGCAACTTCGGATGTTGTTGTACCTGCCAACGTAGGAATAACATTTGGTACAGGTGAGAAGATCGAGGGCGACAACACAGACCTTACAGTCACTTCAGGTGCTAAAATAACCTTAGCGGCAACTTCAGATGTTCATATTCCAAATAACGTAGGAATAGTATTTGGTGGTGCGTCGGAAAAAATTGAAGGTGATGGTACTGACCTAGTCATATCTGCAAACAACTTGACTGTTGATGCGGCGGCAGATATCATATTAGACGCAGGCGGTAATGACTTCCAATTCAAAGCAGGCGGAACTCACATTCTAAGTGTAGTAAATTCATCTAGTGATGTTGTCATTAAACCAATTGTAGATGCCAAAGATATTATATTTCAACAGCGAGATGGCACAGAAGTTGCTCGTATTGAAGACAATGCAACATTCAATGTTGTCTCAGGCAAATTCGCATACGATGGCACAGCAGTTACTTCTACTGCGGCAGAACTTAACATACTAGATGGTGTAACTTCTACAGCGGCAGAACTTAATGCACTAGATGGCATAACAGCAGTTGTTGGTGAACTGAATGCATTAGATCTTGGCAGTACAGCAGTTGGAACTGCTATTGCTTCCAAAGCTGTTATTTTAGATTCAAACAAAGATTATACTGGGTTGAGAAACGTCACACTATCAGGTGAACTTGATGCAGGAAGTTTAGATATATCAGGTAATGCTGACATAGATGGTACTTTAGAAACAGACGCATTAACAATTGGTGGCACTGCTATAGCAGATGTAATTGCAGGAACCACAGTAAACCTTGCCACACTAGCGTCAACTGTCACTATTACAGATAACGAAAGCACCAACGAAAACAATGCTCTTATCTTTACTGCTGGGGGCGATGTTGATGGTGGTAACCTTGGATTAGAGTCAGATGGTACATGTACGTATAATCCAAGTACAGGAAAAATTACTGCAACAGGATTTGTAGGGTCACTAACAGGAACGGCATCTGCCGCTGTATATTCTGACTTGGCAGAACGTTATCATGCTGATGCTGTGATGGAAAAAGGCGATGTTGTTGAGATAGGTGGCACAAATGAAATTACTAAAACTACAATAGAAATAAGTCCACGTGTGTTTGGCGTAATATCTCATGAGGATCAAGCGGCATTTAAAATGAATGACGGACTTCCAGATGATACTCATCCACTAGTGGCATTAACTGGTAGGGCAGATGTTAAAGTGATAGGCCCAATCAGCAAAGGCGATAGACTTGTGACATCATCTACTTCAGGTGTTGCTCGTAAGGGAACTTATGAAGAATGCACAGCATTCACAGTAATTGGTAGAGCATTGCAAGATAAAACAACAGAAGATGTTGGAACTGTTTTGTGTTATGTTAATGCTAAATCTTAAACTATCAAATCTAAAATAGTTTGTAACTTTGTTTTAATCTGTTTACTAACAAGACTTTTGCGAACACCTTCATGTAATGGCAAAGGCCATTGGTTTACACTCACCCATGCATAACCAAAATGTTCAACATTTAATTTAGGAATAAATTCTGATTCAACAACACAAACAAATGTGTGAAATTTAAATTTAGTATCTTTGGATACAAATAACTCTAAAGGAATAGTTTTAGAAATGTTAGGATTAAAACCTATTTCTTCAATAATTTCTCTTTTCAATCCTTGCCATGGAGTTTCAGTTTCAGTGCTTACTCCGCCAACTAATCCCCAAGTGCCTTTTTGTTTTTGCTGTCTATGTAAAAATAAAAATCTTTTTGTAGATTTGGCATAGAACAAACATCCAGATGCTATTATTTCGCTCATGTATTAGTTTATGCTTTAAAATGATATAGTCCAAGTTCCTGGAGCATAAAATCCTTCATAGGATTTGATCCAAAACTCTCCGGTCCATTTAAATTGAACACCTGTAGTAATGTTGGTTACATAATGTATTTTGGTAAATGTACTATCAAGTTGTGTTGCACTATCAAGGCCAACTGTGCCTCTTGCACTTGATGAATCTTGTAAACCAATAGCTAACTGTGTTGAATCATCGAATGTACCGTGAAAATCAACTATCCATTCACCGCCAACTTTTTCAATTATGTCATTTGCTTTTGCAACCAAATTGCCCCATTCTGTAGTTTTGTTTGCAGTCTCAGTTAATCTATCACCTATGTCATCGGTAAGCAAGTATCTAGTGCCGTTGGCATCTCCTGATGGATTATAAGTTGTTGGATTGATCACTTTGTCTACAGCATTTATGGTATTGGTAGGAACAGTATCTTCATCTACATCAAACATCATAGTGAAATCATCTTGTGGATCTATTGCAATAGTACCTGTAATATTTACAATTATGTCATCACCGTTAATGGTAGTTGCACTTTGTTGTAATTTTATTTGACTTAATCCTCCTCTAAATTGCTTTCCATAGAGGCCCTCAATTTTTTTCCAATTAATTCTTTCACCAAATTGATTTTGTGATTCAAAAACAAAATTGTCTTTGTTATCGGCATGGGTAGCGAAGTTACTTTTGTTAGTACCTAGCAATGTAATTTTGTTTTCTAACACTAATAATCCATGTTGTCCAGGAGTAACAAATTGTTGTGATAATAAACTACCACCAAGTATGCCATCTATATCTACAGACCCTGCGTCTTCATCATATATGCTCATTATAATTTTTTCTATCACTCCAAGTTTTTTTAATTTTGCTGGTGGAGAAATAAAGATAGGAGTTCTAAATTCTAATGTAGAAACTTCTATTTCGTCGGCAATGCCTTGTGGAATTGCTCTAGATGAAAAATTCACGTTTGTAAGTTCTACGAAACTTAATGAAGTCCAGTCAAGATAATTGTCTGTGGTTTGTAATTCTAAAGCAGGATTAAACAACACAAGTATTTGTTCAAGTATTTGTAATTTTTGATCAGTGTTAGTTGTGAATATGTCTGCTCTAAAAGACAACTCAAATGGTGTAGGCATAATTCTTTCAATGGTGTGTGCTTGACCAGGGGCGCCGGTATATTCACCAGTACTTGCATCATATTCTCTTTCTCGAATGTGCTTTTTGTCTACATGATATGGATTGTACATTCTTTCTCGATCGTATCTTAGGTCAGTAATATAACATGCAATTTGTGGTGTAGGAATTAAAGTGTTCTCAGAACCTTTACGGATGATAGCCGCAACTTGTTTACTCATGTCACCATATTTTACAGGTACTTGGAGAGTCTCTTTAACGCCTTTTTGGTTCTGTCCTGTTTGATAGGTGAAGTTACTCATCATACGAATAAACTGTAAAAGGTATCTTCTAATCTGTGCGTCGTAAAAATGTTGCATCTTAATTGTCCGCTTGTGGTTTCAACAGTTTACTTAATGCAACACGTTCATTCGTAGTGCTCGAACCATCGTCCAATGTTGTTGTATTTGAGTTATTAATGAAACCAGTTTTTTCTGTGCTTCTTGTATTGTTCTGTGTCATTGTCATTCTAACATTGTCCTCTATTTTAACAAAACGTCCGCCATCAAATCTAAACAATCTGTTTGGTGAATAATCAGTACGTAAGAAGAACATACCCACGACTGGACTGGCAGGAAATGAAGTGCCGAATGTAACTGTTTCACCATTTGCACTAATTCCATTGCCGGTCAAGTATCCTTCGATGTAACCATTTGCTTGTGGATTAGCAAATACTTTGTCCACGTTGACATGTCCAGTACTGGTCAATAGGTCCGAATCATCTACAGTAACAAGTGCAACTTTTCCGTCTTCATCTGTAGGCATAACATGAAATTGTTCTGTGTTGTATCCTGACAACGGTGCGTCGGTTTCTGCTTGTGTTACTATTGCATCATTAATTTCTAGTTCTTTGTCTCTTGTTTTCTGATCAGTGTTTTCATCTTTGTCACCAAGTATATCTCTAAATTCTTGTGCATCTGTTATTCCTTTAACACGAACTCTATATAAATGTGGCCACCATGTTCTTGAGAATCCTTCTGACGCTCTAGATACATCATCAACAACATAATATCTTTTGATTGCTTCACTGTCAGTTTCATCTAATGAATGGTCATCTTTTAAATGTGGCAATTCAATGACATCACCGTTCATAATTTTTCTGCCCAAGGTTTCGATAATAGTTTTAATATGGAATGTCATGAACAGTTGATCATTTTGAATGAACAATCCAAATTGTGATAGATCAAAATCTATATCACCCACATTGTATATTACTCTGGTATGATATACATCTTGATCATATTTTCTGTCTCTGTTTTCAAGAAACAACATATCCTGTATTGCTAGTTCATTTAGCGAATCACCGGATCTTTGTGGTTGTGTAGCGTCTTCAGAAGAGCCTTGATCATTAGGTGAAATGTATTTGTGTATATAGGCGTCTGTACCACCTATTTGGAACATTTCAGAAATGTTGCGATCTATAAAAGCATAGTCATTTCCTTTTTCTGGTTTGAATATAGACAGTCTAGGCATACAACATATTTACCGTCCTATAAATACATGCATGGCAGATACAGCATTATCAGAAGCAACAGATAAACAAGTTAATCAAGCAAAGCAAGAAATCTTTGAATATGTAAAGACAAGACTTGGTGATGGCATGATTGAGGTTGAATTAGACCCGAAACATATAGAAAATGCGTTTGTAACAGCAATTGATAAATTTAGACAAAGATCTTCTAATTCAGTAGAAGAATCATACGGTTTTCTAGAACTGCAAGAAAATCAAACAGAATATCAGTTGCCGGCAGAGGTTATTTCGGTAAAACAAATTTATAGACGAACAGTAGGCGGAGCATCTGGTTCAGAAGGTGGATCACAATTTGATCCATTTGAACTTGCATATACAAATGTGTATTTGTTACAAACAGGCCGTATTGGTGGATTAGCAACTTATGATATGTTTGCAGGTTATCAAGAACTAGTTGCAAGAATGTTTGGTGGCTTTATTAATTTTAAATATGACCAACCAACACGCAGATTAAAAATATTTAGACGACAAAGATCTAGAGAAACTGTATTGATAGAACAATATAATCATCGACCTGATTTTATATTACTGCAGGATGTTTATGCTAAACCTTGGGTACGTGAATATACATATGCAATAGCCAAGTATACCTTAGGAGAAGCAAGATCTAAATTTACTACTATTGCTGGACCACAAGGTGGCGGACAATTAAACGGTGACTCACTGAAAGCAGAAGCACAGCAAGAAATACAAGCACTGGAACAGCAAATTGGCAACTATCAAGAAGGTGGAACGCCATTAAGTTTAGTAATAGGCTAATTGACAATCACTATATTTTTTTGTATACTATATGTATGATTATAGGAGTATGCGGTTTAATAGGTTCAGGTAAAGACACAATCGCTGAACATCTTATAAAGGAACACAAGTTTCATAAAACATCATTTGCAGACAAACTTAAAGATGCAGTGGCACACATGTTTGAATGGGATCGAGAGATGCTTGAGGGCAAGACAGAACCTAGTAGACAGTGGAGAGAACAATCAGATCCTTTCTGGACACAAGAAACTCAGTCGGAGGTTACACCGCGTTTAGTATTACAAAAGTTTGGTACAGAATGTATGCGACAAGGATTCTTTGATGGTATATGGGTAAGTCTAACCAAAAAGAAAATACTAGATAATTCTAGCATAAATTGGGTAGTTCCTGATGTAAGATTCCCAAATGAAATAAAAATGATCAAAAGTATTGGTGGACACATTTGGAGAATACAACGTGGTAATGACCCGGATTGGGTGCATGATTACGTAGAGGGTAATGTAGAACCAATTGGTATTCATCCTTCGGAATACAGTTGGTTAAATGAACCATATGATGCTGTCATTAAAAACAATGATACTATAAGTTCTTTACAAGAAGATGTAGATAGTTTGTTAGGCTTTTAGGAGTCTGCTACAAGGTCGCCTTGTCGCCATCCTTGTTTCTTTACATGCAATAATCTATTACAATTTGCACATACAGTTTTAAGATTGCTAGAGTTATTATGTGTCATGTTGCCATCCACATAATGTACATCTAATTGATACGGATGTTGTGCATTGAAGCCACACATTTCACAATTTGTGCTTTTTTGATATCCAGCTCGTTGCCATGCAGGAGTTGAAATTGTATCTGAATTAGATTTTCTTATACAAGAGTCGCATTTCTTTCTGTAATAAACTTTGTCACCACGGCGATAATTGTATGCCGCTGGCTTACTATTACATACTTGACACAATGGTCTTTGCTTTCCGTTTCCATTAAACACGCATATATTTATGCGTACCTTTCCACTGCTCTTTAAATAAGGAAAATTGATGTATATAAATCAGTCCTAATTGGTAAATATTCATAACAATGTTTTTAAAGGAGTAAAAACGAAATGGCATTAACATCACCAGGAGTACA